CAAGAACAAGTTTCAAGCTACAGAGTTCATCATTGACGGTGGACATGGTGAAGGTTTCTGTATCGGTAACATCATGAAATACGCACAACGATATGGAAAGAAGGGTGGAAAGAACAGAAGTGACTTGCTAAAAGTGATTCACTATGGTATTATTGCTCTATACATTAATGAACTTGAAAGTGAAAAATAATGAAACTATCTACTGAAACTATCTCCGTATTGAAAAACTTCTCTACGATTAACGCTAACCTTATGGTGAAGGCGGGGTCTAGTCTTTCCACCATGTCTGCAATGAAGAACATTGTTGCAAAGGCAGATGTTGCTGAGGAATTCACAACACCCTTTGCTATCTATGATTTGAATGAGTTCCTATCGGCACTCTCTCTGTTCGGTAAACCCGATCTAGAGTTTGATGATGAATTTGTTACTATTACAGAAGAGGGTACATCAAAGTCTCTCAAGTATTGGTTCTCTGATCCATCCGTGGTGACGACTCCATCTAAAGAGATTTCGATGCCCTCGACTGAATTGACGTTCCCTCTGTCTAGTGATACACTTAATGAAATCACAAAGGCTGCTGCTGTTATCGGTGTTCCCGATATGGCACTTGCTGGTGGTAAGTTGATGGTTACTGACAAGAAGAACAGCACTGCAAACGCATACGAGACATCTCTGGATGTTGGTGATGTTTCTGCTGACTATAAGTTCTGGTTCAAGGTTGAGAATCTAAAACTTATTCCCGGCTCCTATGACGTTGAAGTGTCATCTAAAAAGATTAGTCACTTTACCCACACTAAACTTGGTGTGCAGTATTGGATTGCATTGGAACCCGAATCTTCTTACAATGTCTAATTTGAGGAATTTATATTATGGAACAATTTTTGTGGGTCGAAGAATATCGGCCACGGGACATCAAGTCATGCGTACTTCCTAAGTCTCTAAAAACTTCCTTGCAATCTTTTGTTGACAAGGAAACACTACCCAATCTGATTTTCTCAGGTGGTCCGGGCGTTGGTAAGACTACTGCCGCCCGTGCCATGCTGGATCAGATTGGTGCTACCTACATGTTTATCAACGGTTCAGAGGAGTCAGGTATTGACGTTCTCAGAACCAAGATAAAGAACTTTGCGTCTACTGTATCACTTGAAGGTGGTAAGAAGTATCTCATTCTTGATGAGGCAGACTATCTAAATCCACAGTCAACGCAACCAGCCCTTCGTGGTTTCATGGAAGAATTTCACAAGAACTGTGGATTCATTCTAACCTGTAATTACAAGAACCGCATTATCCCTGCACTGCAATCTCGTTGTAGTGTGATTGACTTTGTGATTCCTAAAGCAGAGAAGAATAAACTTGCAACTCAATTCTTCAATCGGTCTATTCAAATTCTCAATGAGAATGAAATCAAGTTCAATGAGAAGGTTGTTGCAGAACTCATAAATACTCACTTTCCAGATTGGCGCAAGGTTCTGAATGAACTGCAACGGTATTCTGTTGTTGGTGAGATTGATGCTGGTATTCTGGTAAACCTTGGTGACAAGAATATCAAAGAACTGATGGTCATGATGAAGAAGAAGGAGTTCACCAATGTTCGTAAATGGGTTGTCGATAATCTGGATAATGATTCAGATAAGTTGTTTCGTGCTGTTTATGATAATCTATATGACTATGTTGACCCTAGTAGCATCCCTCATGTTGTCGTGGCGTTGGGTGAGTATCAATATAAAGCGGCGTTTGTTGCTGATCTGGAAATCAATATGATGGCCTGTCTTACTGAGATTATGGGAAGGACAAAGTTCAAATGATTAAAATATATGATGATGTGGTAGAGGATCATGTTGCAGAATTGATTACTTCTGAGATGAAAAATGTTCTTTGGAAATTCGATTATGCTTCAAATAAGAATCATCAATCTCGACATTGGCATCGTCTTTGTGGAAAGAGTGGACAACAAACAATTGCAAATGGTTTTGAGTGGGTGATGCCTATCTGGACTTCTGCAATGTTTAAATATGAATTCAAAAAGAATTTTAATATTACAGGTTATGAACGCATCTATATGAATGCTCACACGCATGGTATTGAACCTGTGATGCATACGGATGATGGCGACTTTACAATGATTTACTATCCTCGAATGGATTGGAAACCTGAGTGGGGTGGCGGCACTCTAATTGATGGAGAACTCGTTCCTTATGTCGGTAATAGTCTTGTTATCTTTGATGCACACCTACCACATATGGCCATGCCGGTCACTAGGGAATGTTATGAACTAAGATCAGTAATCGTATTTAAGTGCAATCGTAATGTATGAATTAAAAGTAAAAAATGGAAAGTACAAATCCGACAGTTTAACAAGTTTACTGTGGGTCGTATTACGTCACAGATTTCATCATTGGATAAAGGGTGAAGGGTTTATTGATTAATGTATGAGTTGAAGGATTATCTCAAGGCTGTAAATCAGACAAAAGAACCTTTGATGGACGGTGAAGATGAGGAATGGGAGAGGAAATATGCTCCCTTCATTGTCAACAAGTGTGTCGGTGCATTTCCTGATACCGTTATGTTGGTGAATGAGATCAACCAACTACCAAATGTAGATAAGAAACTACAATTTGATTTTTTGATAAATAGTCTGAGGCCAAGGAAGAGATTTACCCCGTGGTTGAAGGCGACGAAATTAGAGAATCTAGAGTATGTTAAAGAGTTTTATGGATATAGTAATGCAAAGGCCAAGGCTGCTCTTGATATATTGTCTGAGGATCAACTCGCCACTATAAGAAAAAGATTATATAAAGGTGGGAAAAATGGAAGATATTAATTGGACACAGGAGCAGATGTTAGAAATCGGTTTGAAAGAACCTGATGACTTTCTTAAAGTTCGTGAGACACTATCGCGAATTGGGGTAGCATCTCGCAAAGAAAAGAAACTATATCAGTCATGCCATATTCTGCACAAGCAGGGTAGGTACTTTATTGTACACTTCAAGGAGCTGTTTGCTCTTGATGGTAAGAACACAAATCTATCTACCAATGACATTTCTCGTAGGAATACGATTGCAAAACTGTTGCTTGATTGGGGATTGGTTGACATTATTGGTGAGCTTGGAGAAGTTGCTCCCCTTAGTCAGATTAAAGTTCTGTCTTATGCAGAGAAGAATGATTGGATACTGGAAACTAAATATAATATTGGTAAGAAAAAAGAAGTCTAATGAAAACTTTCAAGTCATTTTTAAACGAAAAGTCAGAAAAGACTAGTCTTTCAGTAATGTTTATTGGTGATATTATGAACCATCAAAAACAGATGGATGAGGCTTGGAATGGAACAGATTATGACTATATTAAATTTTTCAAAGACATAAAAAAAGAATTAAAATCTGTTGATTTTTGTATAGGTAATTTGGAAACAGTATTTGGTGGGAAACCTTATTCCGGCACACCGCCATTTAATTCACCCGATAAATTGGCTTATGCTTTAATAAATTCTGGTATAAACTGTTTAGTTACTGCCAATAATCATTCAGCAGATCGAAGTTCACAAGGAATAGTCAGAACAATTGATGTATTGGATAGGTATGGAATAAAACATACTGGTACGTTCAAAGATGGGGAAAATGTTGAACCCCTTATTTTAAAAAAAAATGGTGTTAAGTTAGCAATATTAAATTATACATGGGGAATAGAAGAGATATATCCAAAACCGCATATCGTTAATTTTATTGGCGATCCGCCTGATATATCAGCTGATACACCAGGCAATCCTATTCATCCTGAGAACATCAATTATAAAAAAATAGGTATGGATATAGTACAAGCAAAAAGTGTTGCTGATAAAGTGGTGGTCTTTTTTCATTGGGGAGATCAATATAAACTGTCACCAAATAAAAATCAAGTTTCACTAAAGAAGTTTTGTTTTATAAAAGGTGCTGATATAGTTATAGGGGCTCATCCACATGTAATACAGCCGTCTTATTGGGATAAAAGTAATGATACATATGTTGCATATTCTCTTGGTAATTTTATGGCATATCAGAGTCGATCAAAAACTTCTAAGGGCATGGTTGTAAAAATAAATATAAGTAGAGATAAAATAGAGAGTGTTGAAGAGAATCTTGTAACTACTAGATTGTATCCAATCAGTTTAGACCCTTACATAGAATATATGAATAAGTTCTCTAAAGCAATAGAAGATACGCATGTTAAAAATAAAATAGGTGAAGTTGATGTTTTTTTACCGAGAGTAGAAACTAATAAACCAACTAAACTCATAACCTCTGGTGTGCAAGGCGATGAGCCAGCTGGTCCTATCGCATTATTAAAATGGGTTCAATCTAATAAATCTCCATCAAATATAATCTTTATACCAATTTTATCGCAAGAGTCTTATGTCAATAAAACACACTTTGATAATTCTGGTCTAAATGTAAATTTGGGAATACCACACGATTTGTCATATGAAATACAAGAATTAGTAAATCCTCTTTTGCTTAAAAAAATGTCATCTGGTGGATTTCTTTCATGCCAAGAAGACCCCAATAGAGATGCAAGTTATATAATGGTATGGAAAAATAATAACGAGTTAATAAAAAGTTTTTTAGAAATTCTTGAGGATAATTTTAAAATTAGAGTTGATTCTGATAATGGTGTTAGAACTTCAGATGTTATTGAGGACTTAGACACTTTAGGACATTATTGTGCAAAATTGGGTGCTCCATTTTCTATAACCACAGAAACTCCAGTAATAAATACAAGTATAAACAAACGAGTTGATGCTCAAGTATCAATGATAACAAAATTTGTAGAGTTTAATGGAAAAGTTTAAATCATTCATCACAGAAGCAAAAGACGAGAAATATCGTGTCCTTGTCATCTCAGCTGAACCAGATAATGAAAAACTGTTTCATACTGCACAGAGAATTACAGATGAAGCAGAAAAGTCTGGCCATTCAGTTTATGTTGTCAAGGTTGAAGGTGCAATTATTGGTTATGATGATGGTATATATAGAATATATAATGATGATGACAAAAAAGGATTTGAAATAAGTTCTAATGATACTGTTGCCATTGTTCGTGGTTCTGTTCGACTAAAGAAGAGTTACCTCGATTTACTATCGCGTCTCGAAAAAATTGGTGTTTGTATGGTCAACAGTCGAGAGACTGTTGAGCTATCTTCTGATAAGTATCGAACCTATGTCAAGTTGCAAGACTTTGGTTTGACACAGCCAAAGACTGTTCTTATTCCTAATCAGAACACTTGGAAAGATGCACTTGAATCATTAGATACCAAGTTTCCTATTATAATGAAAACTCTTGAAGGCTCCAAGGGTGTTGGTGTTTTGTTTATTGAATCAGAACGCCAAATAGAATCTTTAGTTCAATTACTCTACAGCCAAAACGATGATGTAGATTTATTGATTCAAGAATATATTAAGACTGATGGAGATATACGAGTTCTTGTTTTGGGTGGCAAAATTCTTGCATCCATGAAACGAGATGTTGTTGAGGGAGATTTTAGATCGAATGTTTCTCAGGGAGCAAAAGTCAAAGAGTATAAGTTAACAGAATTAGAGGTAGAACAATGTCTATTGGCTGCAAAGGCGATTGACGGTTCTTGGACTGCTGTAGATTTTATCCCATCTAAGAATCCAAAGAAAGACCCACCATATATTCTAGAAGTAAATCATTCACCCGGCACAGAAGGTATTGAAGAAGCAACTGGAAAAAATATAGTTAAACAAGTTATTGATTTTTACTCTAATCCAGATAATAGATACTCCGTGCCGACTCAATGTGGTTACTTTGAAATTGTTACAGTAAAACCGTTTGGTGATGTTGTTGCTAAATTTGATACTGGTAATGGAGCATCTGCATCAACTATTCATGCAGATAAGCTTGAAGTAAAGGGTAAACAAGTCACTTGGACTTATAACAATAAAACTATTACAAGTAAAATTCAAAGAGTAGCAAAAGTTGATGTTGGTGGTTTAAATGATTATTCAGAAGAAAGATATGCTGTTTTGTTAGATTTTGAATTTGCTGGTTCCTCTTATAAAAATGTTGAGTTTTTATTAGATGATAGAAAAGACAGAAGCCCAATATTATTAAATCGTGATGTTATGAGAATGTTAAATGTCATGGTGAATCCACAAAGGAAATATATCGTCACAACCAAATATGCCCTTGACAAATCATCCTCAACCTGATATAGTCTTTATATGAACTTCTACACTAACGTATTACAATATGGTAATTCTATTCTTGTCCGTGAGGTCAAGGATGGAGAACGCACGACTCGTAGAGTCAAATATGAACCCACACTTTTTGATCTAGTCAAGACCCGTGAGGAGACT